CGAGCCGCGCGCGTGCGATGCGCTGGGCCATCGGCGTGGGAGCCGCGCTGGTCACGGCCATCGGCCTGGTGCTGATGTTCCTGCTCGCGCAGGCCACCAACAACCGCGCGCTGTACGAGCGCTACTACGTGCGCCTGTTCGGCATCAACGTCGTGGTGGCGGTGCTGCTGGTGCTGGTGATCGGCTGGGTCGCTTTCCGGCTGCTGCGGCGGCTGCGGCAGGGCAAGTTCGGCAGCCGGCTGCTCATCAAGCTGGCAGCCATCTTCGCGCTGGTGGGCGTTGTGCCCGGGGCGCTGGTCTATGTGGTGTCCTATCAGTTCGTCGCGCGATCGATCGAAAGCTGGTTCGACGTCAAGGTCGAAGGGGCGCTCGATGCCGGCCTGAACCTCGGGCGCGCCACGCTCGACTCGCTGTCCGACGACCTCGCCGCCAAGACGCGCAGCGCCAGCGGGCAACTTGCGCAGGTGCCCGACGCCAGCGCTGGCCTGGTCCTGGAGCGCATCCGCGACCAGCTCGAGGCGACCGACGTGATTCTCTGGACCGGTTCTGGCCAACTGGTGGCCAGCGCCGGTTCGTCGCGCTTCCAGCTCAATCCCGAGCGGCCGACCGTGCAGCAGTTCCGGCAGGTGCGGCCCGAACGCGCCGTCGCGCACATCGAAGGCCTGGATGAAACCGCCATGCCCGGCGCCACGCCGCCGGTTGCGAGCGTTCGTGCGCTCGCCATGGTGCAGCGGCCCGGTTTCGACTTCGACACCGCGCCGCGCTATCTGCAGGTCACGCGTCCGCTGCCGCCCGCCGTGGTGGCCAACGCGCTGGCTGTGCAGGAGGCCAACCGCGAATACCAGGAGCGGGCGCTCGCGCGCGAAGGCCTGCGCCGCATGTACATCGGCACGCTCACGCTGAGCCTGTTCCTCGCGGTGTTCGGGGCGGTGCTGCTCGCCGTGCTGTTCGGCAACCAGCTCGCGCGCCCGCTGCTGGTGCTGGCCGACGGCGTGCGCCAGGTGGCCGCCGGCGACCTGCGGCCCACTGCCGTGCTGCAGGGCAAGGACGAGCTGGGTGGCCTCACGCGCTCGTTCGCCGTCATGACCCAGCAACTGGCCGATGCGCGAGGCGCGGTCGAGAAGACCATGGGCCAGCTCGACGCCGCCCGCGCCAACCTGCAGACCATCCTGGACAACCTCACCTCGGGCGTGATCGTGCTCGACGCCAAGGGCACCGTGCTGTCGACCAACCCCGGTGCCACCCGCGTGCTGCGCGCGCCGCTCGCGGCCTACGAGGGGCAACCGCTGGTCGACGTGCCCGGCCTCGCCGAATTCGGCGCCAAGGTGCAGCAGCAGTTCGACGAGTTCCTGGTCGAGCGCATGCAGCACGGCCTCGACCACTGGCAGCACGCCTTCGAGCTGCATGCCTCGGGGCACGACATGCCGCAGCAGGACGGCGCCATCAACATCGTCGCCCGTGGTGCCGAACTGCCGGGCGCGGCGCGGCTGCTGGTGTTCGACGACATCTCCGAGATCGTCTCGGCCCAGCGCGCCCAGGCTTGGGGCGAGGTGGCGCGCCGCCTCGCGCACGAGATCAAGAACCCGCTGACCCCGATCCAGCTGTCCGCCGAACGGCTCGAAATGAAGCTGTCGGGCAAGGTGCAGCCGCCCGAACAAGCCGTGCTCGTGAAGTCGGTGAAGACCATCGTCGACCAGGTCGATGCGATGAAGCGGCTGGTCAATGAATTCCGCGACTACGCGCGGCTGCCCGCGGCCGACCTCAAGCCGGTCGACCTCAACGCGCTGCTGGCCGACGTGCTCCAGCTCTACAACGCCGAGAGCCTGCCCATCGTGCTGCGCTCCGAACTCGACGAGCGCTGCCCGCCGATCCGCGGCGACGCGCAGCAGATCCGGCAGGTGATTCACAACCTGTTGCAAAACGCGCAGGACGCCGCCGAGGCCGCGGCCAGCGGCACCGGCAAGCGGGGCGAAGTCGTCATCCGTACGCGGCTCGGCGACTCGGGGCAGCGCGTGCGGCTCACAGTGCAGGACAGCGGCCCCGGCTTTGCCGAGAACATTCTCAAGCGGGCCTTCGAGCCCTACGTCACGACGAAAACAAAAGGTACCGGTTTGGGCCTGGCAGTCGTGAAGAAGATCGCGGATGAACACGGTGCGCGCATCGAGCTTTCCAACCGCGTTGTCGATGGGGCTGTAGCGGGGGCACAAGTCTCGCTATCATTCGCGCTGGCAAGCGAGCCGCGGGCAGCGGTCGCTCACACCGAAGATTCGAAATCTTCCGCCGCCTGAGCGCTTACGATTCCGTCGCCCAGGCGATGGCCGGACCGGCGGACCTTACACACCATTGCAGATACCAGCGCACACAACAAGCAGCACTCATGGCAAACATTCTCGTGGTCGATGACGAGCTGGGCATCCGGGACCTGCTCTTCGAAATTCTCAATGACGAAGGCCACAACGTGGAGCTTGCGGAAAACGCCGCCGAAGCGCGCGCGGCCCGCCAGCGCGCGCGGCCGGACCTCGTCCTGCTCGACATCTGGATGCCCGACACCGATGGCGTCACGCTGCTCAAGGAGTGGTCCACCGCCGGCCTGCTGAGCATGCCCGTCATCATGATGAGCGGCCATGCCACCATCGATACGGCGGTCGACGCCACGCGCATCGGCGCCTTTGCCTTCCTCGAAAAGCCCATCACGCTGCAGAAGCTGCTCAAGGCCGTCGAACAGGGGCTGGCGCGCGAAAGCGCACGCCGCGCCGCGGCCGGCGTGGTCCCCACACCGGCGGGCGTGGCGCAAGCCACCGCCATCACCACCACCGGCGACAGCCTGCTGATGGCGTCGCTCGCTTCCGTGCCCGTGGCCGACATCGGCCCCCAGTCGACCCAGAGCTTCGACCTCGACCGCCCGCTGCGCGATGCGCGCGACGGTTTCGAGAAGGCCTATTTCGAGTTCCACCTCGCGATGGAGAACGGATCGATGACCCGCGTGGCCGAGAAAACCGGCCTCGAACGCACCCATCTCTACAGAAAACTCAAACAACTTGGTGTGGATCTGTCGAGAGGGCGCAGAAGCGCTGTATAATTTAAGGCTGCACACAAATGCAGATGGCCCGGTAGCTCAGTTGGTAGAGCAGCGGATTGAAAATCCGCGTGTCGGTGGTTCGATTCCGCCCCAGGCCACCATATTCCGCAAGGCGCTACAGCTATCAAAGTTGTAGCGCCTTTTGCTTTTTATTCCCACCGTGGGAATTCGCGCGAAGGGCCATCGCAGCGACAAGGCACTAGCCCGTCCTCTTACGCAGGGATAGGCGCGTTGCTAATGACGAAAACATGAATACCAACTACATTCAAACGTACGTTCAAACGGCTCAACAGCATGGTTAGTCGAGTATCGAAATGAAGAAGGCGCAAACTCGCCAGGATGGTTGGCTTTCCACCAAGCCACGACTTCGAGGAAAAGCAATGTCGCACGTTGAACCAAATGCCCGCCGTGGTACTGAGGTGTCGCGCAGCATCGGAAATGCCCTCACTGGTGCGTCAGCCGGCGCTGTGGTTGGTGGACTGGGTGGTGTTCCAGGAGCCCTTGCTGGAGCTTTGATTGGCGCCATTGCAAACGTCGCTGTTGGCCTGCATGCACAACATCCTGCGGCTCCTTCGCAAAAGCGCGATCAACAACGGCCTCAAGCAGGCCGGTGAACCAGCTTACCTTTTGGGGGCTGCTCATCGGCGTCTTCGCCGTTGCCGTGTATCTCATCACGGCTTTCTGTCGAAAGAAAACCCCTGATCTTGCCGCTGCTGTCAACATTCTGATTTCGACGGTGGGAGCAGCTGGCGCTGTTCGCCTGATTGGTTTTGCGTTTACGGACCAGTTCTTGCGCGCGACAAAAGAAGTGTCGAACGGCACTTGGTGGAGTCTCACGCCTGAGGATGCAATCTTTTTGGTTGTGGGTGGACTAGCGCTTTTGTGGATTTCCTGCCTTGGCATTCGGCAAGGCTTTAAAGATCTTGGGTGAGGGATCTCGGATAGCTGGTGGAGGCGCATCTTTCAGCACAAGCTGCGACGAGACGACACTCGTGAGCGATCGTAGATCTTTGCAGTCGTCTTGCTGTCGGCATGCAGTTCCGGCAACGCACCGTACTGAGCTTTGTGCTGAGTTGTGTAGTACGCCCGCAAGTCGTGGAACGTGAAGCGCCGCGGGATGATCTTGTCCGCCAGGGCCTTGGCCATCGCACGCTGCCAGGTCGATGCGAAACCGTCATCGGTGTACGGATTGCCGTCTCGTGTCGTGAAGACATGCAGGCATTCATCGGGCCGCGGCAGCGCGCGCAGCCGCCGAATCAGATCCTCCATGCCGGCCGTGATCAACACGCTCTCAACGCGCGTTGCTCCACCATGCTGCTTCGCGCGCATCAATCGAATCGTGTTCGCCTCGCTGTCGATCTGAGGCAGCGTGAGGTGCAGGAACTCGATACGACGTGATCCGACCATCGCGGCAAACTCTGCCATCAAGCCGATGACTTGGCGCTGCGGGCCTTGAGTGTTCAACCATGCGAGAAACGCTGCAAACGTCTCAGGCTCAGGTGCTTCGGTGCGCGGCCGCTCAAGGTTGCGCTTCACCTGCTTGCATGGGTTCACGTCGATGTCGCCGCGCTCGACTGCCACGGTCATGAGGTTCGACAACAGGGCGATCTCTCGATTCGCGCGCACGGGTGCATCAGCTCGCTCGACACGTAGGTAGCGCGCGATGTCTGCGGGGCGCACCAGCCGCGCTGAGACCTTCCCCATGACTTCGAGCAGCTTCACGCTGTACTTCGCATAGTCCTCCTTTGTGCGCTCGCCCAAGCGCTTCCATTGAGGCATCGTCTGGTACGTGCGCCACAGCTCTTCGATCGTGCCCGCGTCGTTGCTCGCGCCGTTCAGGTCGAGCACCTTCTGGATCGCTGCGCGCTTGTCCTGGCCGAGGTTGATCGGCTTCCCACCGACGGGGTGATAGCGGTAGGTGACCTTGTCGCTGCCCGCATGCGGGCGCGCCTCCATCCGGGGCAGCAGGCCGAAGCCCGATGCCCTCTCTCTTTTTCTTCCCATCACATGCTCCAGTTGAAGCCGCTTGGCGCGACGTACTCGCCTTTGCCGTTGAGGCGCTCTTCGACCATACGCCGGCCGACAAGTGGAAGGCCGTCAGGGCGTCGCGACACCTCTGTGTATTGCTGGGCGTGTCGCTGCTTAAGCGGTGCGCAAAGATCATCCACTTCCGTCGCGGAGAGAAATGGCGTTGCAGCAACTAGGTCGGTCATCGCTTCGCATCTTCTGCCATCACAGCCCGCACGATGGCATTGCGCAGGCCAACCCGTGCGGTTCTAGGCAGTGTCTCCCAGAGCGTGGGGTACTCGGTGTCGATGTGCTCCATCACCGTGAAGGCCACCAGGTCTGCGTCGATGGTCCCTTGGGGCTTGGACACCAGTCGCAATGCCGGTTTGCGGGTAGTGGCGGTGCTCACGGCAAGGCCTCCATGCAGCCGTCGAGCAGGCCCTTGGCCAACGTCAGCAGGGCGAGCGCTCCTTGGGCGGCAAGGTCCGGCGCGTCGTCGGTGACGAGCGTCAGGACTTCGATTGCTTCATGAAGTGCGCAGCTCGCGTGCTCGCAGTCGTTGCGCGTGTTGGTTGCGTCCGCAGCGCTGGTTGCATCAACGGCGACCTTCACCAGCGAGCGCGCGCCATAGGCGGCTCCGGTGTTCATTTCCGCAACGCGGGAGTCAAGGATTGCGTGGGCTTCGATGGTCCTCTCGTAGGCGTCGAAAATGCGGCCGGCTACGTTTTCAGTCTCGGCGGCGGCTGGTGAACCTCCTGCAAGATCGTCTTCGCCCCGGTCGGCCTCGGCAGTGTCCTTGACCTCCGGGAGCCCTGGCATGCCGGTGAAGTCCATCTGGGTGTTCGCTTCGTCTAGCAGCCCCCGCGCTTCGCGAAGCATGGGTTCGATCACCTGGCCGCGCGACAGCGCAATGACCCCGTCAATCGCCGCGAGCGAGGTGAACATGCCGGTGTAGGCCGCGTCGGCGTCGGTGCGCGTCAGGGGCTGTCGGTACATCGGTGCGATGGCGGCCGGCAGCAAGTCTTCGATGACCGCACACAGAAGCACCTCTGCGGCTTCGCCGGGGTCCGTCAGCTCAACCGATTGGTGTGCGAGCCGCAGCTTCTCCTGGCCGAGTTCGAGGTTGGCGAAGATCGAGTCGAGCCGCGTCTGCAGTGCGCTCTTCGCGGCCTTCGGTGTGACCTTGGCGCGGGGCCTTTCGAGGACGGCGTTCATGCTTGCACCTCGTTGGCCACGTTGCGGGCTTCCTGGTACTGCGCGTAGAGCTGATCACCAGCCTCATCGACCTCGCGCGCTAGCCGCATGATGACGCCGCCGAGCAGGGGCAGCGCGTCGTCGATCAGCTCGTAGCCGCTGAATCGGCCGTCGCCCGATTTTTCGACGGCGGTCAGGCAGACCATGCACGAGGCCAGACCGTGGATTTCGGTAGACCGCATCTTGATCGCGTCGATGGCCGACGAATCGAACTCGATGAAGTCCGGGCTGCGCACAGCCGGACGGATGGGGGAGGGCGGTTGCTCGCCGGTTGCGCCAACTTGTGGGCGCGTGCTAACCTTGGACATGATTTAGGTTCCTTGCTAGGGTTCTTGGGTCACAGAAGCCCCGACGGTTGCCGCCGCCGGGGCTTCGCCTTTCATGGGTTCAGTTGGTGGTCGTGGGCGTCAGCACCTCCTGGAGAACGGACTCGTGATAGCTGTGCACGGTCCCGAAGCGCGGATCGCGCACGTCGCCGATGAGTAGGCCCTTCTCGCGCGACAGGGCGGCGCACTTTCGGCCAAGGTTCGCCGCGGCGCGCGCATCGACCGGGCGCCCAATCAGATTCGAGTAGCCCAGCACCGTGAAATGCCTGTTTTCGGGCTGAGTGCGGGCCTCAATGACCGCTACGTTCTCCTGCAGCCGCGCAAGCTCCGTGGCCTGACGAGCCTGCTCCTGTTCGAGCTCGTCTTGCCGGACGAGCGCATCGATCAGGGCGGCGGTGCGCGGGTCACGTACTGCGGGCACGGCGGCGCTCTTGGCGCGGCGTTCGCACTCCAGGAAGTACTCACGCAGTTCGAAGCCGCGATCGGTCCCGCTCATCATCCCGATGTGCTTGCCGGCTTCAAGGGTGAAGTGGTATTCGGACTGGGTCTGACCCGTGGTGGAAAGCTCCCCCTTTTGGGTGAGCTTTACGAAATCGCGGTTCTCGATCAAGCGGCCACGCTTGATCTGTGCCTTAACCCAACTGGTGAAGTCTTTCCCGACACGAAGTTCGGCGTGGAGTTCGCGACCGCTGATGGTCGGAATGAGGTCGCTGCCGATTTGGCGCGGGTGGATGGTGATGCTGACGGTCATCGCTAGGGTTCCTGGGTTACTTGGCTGCTTGCCGGACTACGAGTTGCCGCTCGTTGGGCCGTTGTTTCAAGGTATCAGCAGTTTCAAATCACGATAGGTTGGAGCTGGGACTCTTCGAAACATGGCGGATGCCGATGCCGTGGAGGCTATTCGTGTTCGCGAAAAATTGCGACCCACTGAAAAGTCCCAAAAGAGTTACTCCAAAGTTGGACGATTTGTCTGAATGCGTCCTTGGCGGGCGCGGGATTCTTCAAGGCGCACTGTGATCTCGGCTGAGAGGCTCCTTCTTTCGGTGTTAGCGTGCCCTTGAATCCAGTCCTTCAGCGGTTTGGGGAGCCGCAGCTTGAACTGGCACGTGTCCTTGTCGGGTTTTGTCATCGTTGGCCTTTTTGAACCACCGTGGTCCATGATGTAATATAAACCACCGTGGTCCACTTCAACAAGAGTGTTGTAGTTTTTGTTTGAACCACCGTGGTCTAAGATCGGGGCATGGCCCGTGAAGACCCGCAAATGAAGATCCGCCTTGATGAGGCGCTAAAAGACAGTATCGAGGCGGCGTCACGGAAGGCGGGACGCACATTGAATGCTGAAGTAGTCGCTAGACTGCGTGAGTCCCTTGATGAGGCGCGCATCTTCTTGCCTGACGTAATACGTACCGCGCTGGGTCAGGAAGCGAAGAAAAACGGACGGCCATTGGAGAGCGAAGTGTTCTGGCGGTTGTCGGAAGGCCTCAAGGATCAGCCCGAAGTTGACCGCCTTAAGCAATTGCTGGAGGAGGAGCGTCAACAGAATGCGGCGCTGCGCATCGACCTTGAGGCTGCATTCACTGACAACCGGAAGCGGTCGACGATGCTTTACGTCTTGCTTGACACGAACGGCTATCCGATCTCTTGGGCCGAAATCCACGAACACCTTGCCGGAATTCGCAGCGCTGGCGGGTTCGACCCCCGGGAAGTGCACACCGATGTCATCACGCCAGATCTTGTTTCGAGCGAAGGTAGAGCCCAAAAAGCGGCCACGATTGCCAACGAGTTTCGCCGGCTGGGCCAGTCGGTTCTGGCAACGTACATAGATGATGTGGCGCCGCGAACTTTGCCAGACCGTAAGGCGAAGCCGCCAGACGGGAAAGCAACTCGTCGGACCCGCAAACCAGAGCAAGCCGGGGTAGAGCCAGCACCGACCAACGACGAGGAAAGCGCGCTTCACGACGCCCCTATGGCCCACTATGACATTGTGAGGCGCGTTGAGCATCTCGTGCCGGACAAGCGCCAACACCAGCGTAGCAAAGGACCAGTGCCGAGTCCGAACGCCCGCAAACCCAAGCCCTGACTGATGCACTGCTAGAGTATTCATGCGCCGTAGGTTGTCTGCGGTCACAGGCAATGTCAGGGTTAAATGCTTCACCAGGGTTTGAACTGGGAGGGTGCGTTTTCGCCAGCCTTGAAAGGCGATACCTGTTGCAATTTCCAAAAAGCCGCGGGACATCTTTCTTCCTCGACATACCCTGAGAGGGTGGAGGAAGTACTTTGTCCTGAGAAGGGGGCAAATAGAAGATGCGCGTGCCGGGAGACGTTGTTCGTACTTCGGCACACGTACCCGTGTGCCGGCAGCCGTCTACTCTCTTAACCAGTCGTAGATGGTCTTCTGGGCGCGTTGGGGACTTAGTCTGGTGCCAAGCGCCCTAGCCTTTTCGATCGCAGCATCTACTAGTGCGTGCGAGGCGCTGTGTTTGCTTGCAAAACTACCGCGCTTGAATTCCTCGATCACCCAACATTTCAGTTCACGCGTTTTCTTGTGGCGAGCGTCTGCCCCTCGGAGAGCCATCGTGGGAGCAAGAAGCCGTTCGGCTTGGATGGTCATCTCCGATACATACTTGTGCGACTCGCTCATGAGTAGGACTGCCTCAAGGTACTGGGCTCTATCGAGGTGATTCAACAGATCGTCGAGAGTGAGGAGAAGTTCGACGGCAAGGCCCTGGGTCTTCAACTGCGTTGTGGAGAGTGAATCGCATAGATACGTCAGCATCGAAGGTCTGCCTGCTCCCGAGGCAGCTCGAAGCAAATCGTGCGCGATTCGATCAAGCTCCGAAGCGATGGACAGAGGCGGAGGATCTACTTCGTTCTCGCTACTGCTATACGCGCCTGACCACGGAAGCGCTTTCACTTCGCCCCAGGAAAAATACGGCGATTCCACTGGATATAGGCCGCGAAAGAAAAACTGTGCAGCTTCAGCCAGGCTCTCGATCTCCACATTTATGGAGTCTCTAAAGCTATCCAGCAGCAGACCCTCAGTGTCGGCGCTTCGCTTTTTGAGCCAGCCTTCCGCGTCGAAGTGTTTAAGTGGCCAGGGCATGGTTCAGTGACCACGCCATAGATAGGTGAAAGCAGGGCCTTCGTGTTGGAGTTGGGTGTTTTCAATCACACCCGTGATAGTGCCATCAACACGAGGGAAGGGCGGCTACCATGAGCTCAAAGGAGCGAACGATGCTGGAAAACTTGACCGAGTGGTACTACAGCGATCCCGAGGGAAAGATTGAGGTGGGGCGGACTTGGATCGCGGTCGGCAGTCGCCTAGCGCCCGCTTGCCTTGTGGTTCTGATCTTCTCCATCGCGATGGCCCGCGTCGGAGTGCCGAGCTTCGCGCAACCCTGGTCCGCCTGGGTATCAGGCTTGGCCGCCTTGGGAGCGTATATCGGGCTCGTTGTCTTGGGCTGGGGGATTCTGCTGAAGCGCCACGGCAAACAGATGAAGAACTCAATCTAAGAGCGTTTTGAGCAAGAAAAGCCGCTTCGAAGGCGGCTTAATCACACCTTGGCCAAGCTCCTATGCTGCGAGCTTGGATTGAGGAATTTCATCTTGTGGCACAACCAAACCTGCTCGGAAGAACATGACCTCGGAGCCGACGTAACGCACCTGCGCTGTGTAGTTCAAGCCATAAGCCAGCGACTGCGACATGCGATACATCTGTCGGATCTCCTCGACGTTGTCGTATGACACCACCCAAGGTGTCTTGAATGTCCGGGATTGCAAGAGTTCGGCAATCTGAACATGGTCGTCGTGCTCGTAGAAGTTTCGATACAGGCCTTGCCCCTTCACGTAATAGGGCGGGTCTAGGTACACAAGGGAATTTTTCGGCAGAAATGCACTGCTGCGTTCCAAGAGAGTGCGTGCGTCCTCGTTATAAACGGAGATGCTGGATGCATGCAGCGCGATCATTTCGATGCGTTTGGCCAACACGTCTTTCTTTAGACGGGCATCAAGTTTGTAACTTCCAGCTTGGTCAAGACCACCAATCACGCCGCCTTTAAGTACGCCGGATCGATTTGTGCGGTTCATGAACAAGGTGGCGAAGCCGCGCTCCACTTGACCGACCTTAATCTCACCTCTCAAAACCGCCCGCCAATGAAGCCATTGATCCATCGTTATTGGAGTATCGGCTAGTAGCCGCAGCATCTCTTCAGGTTGCTGGGTGATTGCAATCCAGAAATCAAAAACGGCCTCGTCGAAGTCATTAATATGAACATGCGATGCGTCACCGTGAAAGAGCAATTCAAGCGCCACACCAGCGCCACCTGCATATGGCTCTAAATAGTGCCCTCCCTCGAGCCCGTTTGTCCGCATCACGCTGCTGATGAAAGGGGCAAAGCGCGCCTTCCCACCTGGGTAACGTAGGGGCGTGTAGAGCTTGTTAGAAAACATGAGGGGTGATTGACAGGGGAATTAGTGAGCTAATAGTCTTTAATATCAGCAAGTTTGGAGCTTTCTACGCCGAATCCATATTGTAGCGTTTGAGAAAGCTTCCCGAGAAATTTTTCTTTGAACTTAATAGATTTTCTTGGGTTATCTGCAACCCACTTTCTCCATGGGTGGTGCGCATTGGTGCGAGACGTTAAGATAGCTTGTAGATCCTTCGATTTATAAAAAGCCTTGAAGACTTTTCTAAGCTCTTCTCTTTTTGGTTTTTCATCTCCCCCGTAATAGGCTTCGATGAAATCTTTTAAAGCAATGTTCGCGCCGCGAATCTTCAGAAGGCGAACAATATCTCGAGTAGAGTTGTCGAATACGGGCTTTGTGAAGTTTATCTCGTTCCTCCAAAAATCATCGCCAGCATCGAGGTTGTAGAGGTATTCAAAAAGCAATTGATCTGGAGGGAGGGATGTTGGGAGTAAAACTACGCTAGGCAGATTTTCTGTTCCCTTTACATCGCCGTCCAATACGATTAAGCTGCGCTTGGCGAATTCTGGAATGCCTTTTTGTATTAACTGAATGTAATTTGAACAGCCCATGGAAACAGAGTCCAGTGGGTTTATCAATTTTTTCGCCTTATTCCTATGAAGTAGAGCGGAAAGTAGATCGAAGCCTTCCCTGTCTTCAAAGTAGACGTTAACTTTGGGTAAGGTGGTCTCGGCATTGACTTTGACGGTTTGTGTAAGAAGGTCGGAATGAATATCTAACCATGACTGATCTTCTAAGGATTGCACCTTGCCATAGGTATCGCTTAGATAAACTGTCTTGAATTTTCTCCTGAATTTTTGACTTAGCTCGTAGGTGTGCTCAATCAAAGTGGGGGAGTGCGAAGTCATGATGACTTGAATGTTTAATTCATTGCACTCCCTATGAAGAATATCCACAAGTTTAATTTGAGCGGCCGGAAATAGGCCGGCATCTGCTTCATCGATAAGCAGAAGGCCACCTTTGTAGTCTCGATAATCTTTCTTAAGTTTTCGAAAAGACATTAGCGCAAGAATGATCTGTCCCGCATTGTCTTCTCCTGCGGATACCGAGTCCTGATCATAGTTTTCTCCATATGCTACTGCCGACTTCATGCTTCCGTCCGTCCCAGTGGAGTTGGTGGAGCGTTTGTTCAGCAATTCATTGTTCAGTGCAATAAAATCTTCCGATTTTTCGCTGAGATACTCGAAATCTTTTGCGATGTACTTGATCCGCATTGCGATAGGATTGAGTCGCTGGAGACTGAGGTATATGACGGGATGGGTGAAATTGCGACTTGTATTTATGCCTTCAATTGTGACGTTGTGACGGACCACTGGACGTGGATTAGTCACCCGGCCGTTGATACTGCGGCGCCTGATTAATTTTAGCTCTGCCGATGTGTCTTGTTCGGTATAGCCATCATGCAAATCAAATTTAACTTCTAAACTTCCCGGTAAATCGAATTTTGCGGAAAATCGAAAATGTTCTGCGGGGTTGGATTTGAAGTTGTCCCCGGTTATTGTTTTATAATCCAGCTCGGTTTCGGATGCGTAATCCTTCTCGAAGCTGAATATTTGAGCGGCTATTCCAAGAATTGATGACTTGGATGTTCCATTTTTTCCGCAGATTACCGTGATGTGGGATCCAAGTTCGAAGCTAACATTCTCTAGTGCTCGGAATTTTTCGATGGTGAGCTTTTTTAATTTGGTAAATGCCATGGCTTGTCTCGTCGGTCAAATCTTGCTCGGGCGCATCGCGCAACATGCTGGAGGATACCCAAAAGTTTCAAGTTGTAGCGGTCGTGGATCACGACCGAAAAGCCCGTGTTCAAGCTCCCCTGCTGCAATCTGCCTCGCAGCGGAGCAGGGGACTCAAAATCCCCCGCCGTAGGACGTGAGGCGCGCGCACTTCGGCATACTCGCCCGACAACTCAGCGTCGCTATGCCCATCGAATCCGCCAAGCAATTCCACGCGCTCCACATCGAGCCCAGGATAGGCGCCCCAATCGGCGCCAGCGAGGCGGAAGTCGAAGCGCTCGAACGCAAGCTTGGCTTCCCGCTGCCCCAGGCCTACAGGGACTACCTGCTTTGGATGGGCCGGGACTGCGACGGTATCTTTCGCGGCTCAGCCTGGTTCATCGACTGCATCTTCTCGAACCACGGGATGCTTCGGGATCTGCTCGAAGAGGAGGGCGTTCAATACCAGATGAAGAACTCTCACGTCGTCTTCTTCTCGCACCAAGGCTACATGGCGGCTTGGTTTGATGCTGAGACGGCGGTCCCGGATCCCGAGTGCTGGTTCATGACCGATGGTCTGAGCGAGCCTCGACCCACGGGGCGCTTCTCCGAGTTCCTATTGAACGACATGAATGGGCTTGCCGGAGTGCTTTGACCGTAAGCGATCAATGTTCTCGCCCTTGCGCAGTGCTTTGCGACGACAGGCATAGAGGTCGCTTCAGTCGCGCGTTCTGAAATCGAACACCTCTTCCCATGGCGCATCGCCGCTATTGCGCTCCCACGCCGAGCCGATAGGCTTGTCTGTGATCGTGCTCAACGACGGGTCCATCTTGAGGAAGGAATTCAGAGGACATACCTTTGGTGGGTTGTCATCGAGCACGCGCTGGCTCTCCCTGCCACTGAGAAAAATCCAGCCTGAATCGTGTGGGTTGTTCGGCTTGACCCGATAGGCAAAGCACACGGATAGCCGGTTCGGGCCCATCACTTGGTCCGATGCCAGGACGAGCGGCGCGAGTGCGGCGAACTTGTCTTCCCACGGCTCTTTCTTCTTTTTAAACGGCCACATATCGATTTTTGCTCCTGGACGTTTTGCAAACGGCTGGCAGAGCCAAGCGCAACCAATGGGATGGCGCGCGTGCTCCGAATCAGAAAGCACTCGTAGGACTGCAGGGGACTCAAAATCCCCTGCAGAAAGGTGTGCCGGTTCAGTGCCGGCCCCGGGCGTCTGCTTATCCGCGGACTTTCGAGGTGGTCACTCCAAACTGTTGGAGACATGCCGTCACTGCTTTGATCTCTGGCTCAAGCGTGGTTATGGTCCTTCTCTCCTTCATGCGCGACACGGTGTACGTTCCGTCGTCGCGAAGTTCGGCCGTCATGAGCTTGTTGGTAAGCGATATGGCGTCCACCCTGTAACCCCACGCTCGCTTTATGAGCCTCGCCTGTGATGGCGCGGAGTAGTTCATCACGGTGTCCCAGCCGTCGAAGATGCAATCTGCCAGGAGCGCTTGCTTGGGGAGCTCATACCGCCCCTGTGCGATCGGCTCGAAAGTCTCGGGAGAGATTTCAATCGGCATTTGTGAGCATCCCGAGATTGCGAGCAGCCCGACCGCCGAGGCGCAGATACCCAAACGAAATTTCATCCTCTTTCACTCCTGTTTGTTGGGCACAAGCATAGCGAAGGATTGGCGGCGCTCGCCTCATTGATCACGACCGAAAAGCCCGTGTTCAAGCTTTCCAAGGATCCGCGCTAGAAAAGCGCATGCCTGAACCTCGCGGCCGTCGCCACCCTCTGTTCCTCCGGCTGACCAAGCCGATCAATCCCGTCTACCCGGACGCGGTCACGCCTGTAGCCTGGGACGACCACCAGTGCTACGAGAAAGTGAGAGGCGTGGTCTACATCGTCACGCGGCAGTGCGCTCGGATGCGAGCCTGGGCGCAGCAGCTACGCAAGCTTCACGGCGCCGACGAGACCTACAAGACGGAGCAGGGCATCAGCCCGCTCAGCGGTGCGCCATTGCGGGAAACTAATCTCCGCGGGCTTGGAACCAGCCTCGATCTCTATGCAGAACATGGTGGTGAAGTTCTCGCAGCGAGGTCTGCGGTGCGTGCATACGTGGCCACTGATCTGCTGGCGGTCGTGACTGATCGCGGCGGCGGTGGCGCTGTTGGCTTCGTCTCGTTCGGCCTGAAGTGGATCCGCGTTGGTGCTCAGCGTCGTCCGCGTGCTGTTGTGGATGAAGTCCGGGTCGTTGGTGGCGGCTGGCATGGCTTGGGGTGTGTTCATGGCTATGCAGTCTCGGCACACGCACCTGGAAGCGCCAGCAAGACGGGCTGCAGGTTCTTGCACCGGCCGCAACTGGATGCACGGTGCTGGAACCTTGTGCACGCCGCTGCAGGGAGCTGCAACGTGACCGTCGAGCCTCCCGAAGATCGCGCCCGCAAGATCGTCTCGAGCATCCTCAAGGCGACCCAGCGTGATGCCTCGCAGACGGCCATCGCCGCGGCCATGGGCGTGAGCGAGTCCACCGTCTCCCGGCTGCTCAGCGACCACCTGGACAAGCTGGCGCTGGTGATGGCCCATGCCGGCCTTCGAGTCGTCGGCCAGGACATGCGCTGCTTCCCGCCCGACTACGTGGACGCGCTGCTGCTGATGGCCAAGCAGCACCTGAGCGCTGTGCAGTCCGTTCGCACCCTGGAGTGGGACTGATGGGCCGCGCGATCTTGTGGTTCGTCCACTTCCTCTATTGGCTGCGCGTCCACCGAAACCTGAGCCGCGCTGCATGGGCGACAACTCACGAACTTGGAAGAGCTTGGAAATGGAAACGCTGAAATCTGACTTTCCCGATAACGCCGTGCTGTACACGCCGAGCGAGGACGACGCACCAACCTTTGACGAGTTGCGCGAGGACGGCTGCATGCTGATCGACGACTCGACGCAAAGGCTCGCGGTCTACCCCGGGGGTGGCGGAAACGTCATCCTGATGGAGGAGAGCTTCGACAGCAGCGTGCGTCACATCGTCATCGATGAGGCTGTCGTGCCCTCGCTGATCGCTGCGTTGACCAAGGCTCGGACCGAAGCCGCCGAGGCCTGGGCAGAGGCTGAAAGAGAAATCGAGTTGCATGAAGCCGCGGAGGCAGAGATCTTGGCGAAGAGGTGGCGTTGAATGGCCAGTGACGCACGCCTCTCGACCGGACTGCCCGGCCATCCGAAGACGAAAAAGTTGATCCGGCGCGCTGGTCTCGCTGGTGCGTGGCACCTCGTCTGCCTGTTCCTGTGGGCCGCTGACAACCGCAGCAATGGTGAACTGGCGGGCATGAGCGACGAGGACATTGAACTCGCCGTCAACTGGACGGGCGAAGACGGTGCTTTCGTTCGCGAACTGGTCGCGGTGGGCTTCCTTGACGGTGAAGAGGGCGAGCGATCGATCCACGACTGGGAGGAGCACAACCCTTGGGCGGCCGGCAGCGATGCACGCTCAGACAAGTCCCGCTTCGCTGCGCTGTGCAAGCAGTACGGACGCGCGGAGGCTGCCAGGAAAATGCCCGAGTACGCCGCGCGCGTGCTCACCGCTGTGCCAAATAGTGCCAGTGGCACTGCCACGGGCACGCCAGTAGCACTGCCCAAATCTGCCACGGGCATGCCACTAGCTGAATCTGGCAGTGCCCCGTCTCCGTCTCCGTCTCCGTCTCCAAAGAAAGAACCTAGCGGTTCTTTTTGCGCCGAGCCGGAATCCGGCTCTGACGCCGCAGCGCCGCCGACCGTGGTCCTGATCCCGTTGGTCGATGGCAGCGACTTCGCCGTGAAAGCGCCGGACGTGCAGGAGTGGCAGCAGGCGTACCCGGGCGTCGATGTCGTCGGGGAGTTGCTCCGGGCACGGATCTGGTGCAAGGACAACCCGGCCAAGCGCAAGACCGCGAAAGGCGTCCGGCGCTTTCTGTCGGGTTGGCTCGGCAAAGAGCAGGATCGGGGCGGCTCGAAGCCCTCGACCGCGACGGTTGTGCCGCTCGTCGATGGGATGGCTTGGTGGCGAGTTGCCGGGTTCACCCACGTTGCGGAAGCGCAGAACGAGCACTGCCACATCGGCAACTACCGCGAGTTCCGGGACGGCAAGCGCGTACCGCAGGAGGCGGCAGCTTGAACGCCGCCGAGGTGAAGCAGATGCTGGCCAGCCAGGCCGCCGACATCGCGCGACTGCTGCTGCCACAGGGCAGGGCGAAGGGCGGCGAGTGGAAGGCCGGCAACACCGATGGCGAGCCCGGCGACAGCCTGTCGGTGTGCATCCGTGGTCATAAGGCGGGCGTGTGGTCCGACTTCGCACGCGGCCAAGCCGGCGACCTGATCGACCTGTGGATGGCCTGCCGCAACCAGTCGATGGCCGAGGCGATGAAGGACATCAAGCGCCACCTCGGCATCCGTGACGACTTCCCGCGCCCGCCTGAGCGGACCTTCCGCCGGCCCGAGAGCCCACGCGCACCGGCTGCGAAAGCTCGCGCCGCCGAGTGGCTGATCGGGCGTGGACTGACCGAGGAAACGATCCGCGCCTTCAAGGTCGCCGAGCAGGTGCAACACGGCAAGACCTACGCCGTCTTCCCGTTCATCGATGAACACGGCGAACTCATCAACATCAAGTACCGCAACCCCGACGAAAAGAAGGACATGCGGCAAGCGGACGAGGCCTGGGATGTTTTCGGCGGCCTGGTCCTGGTAGACGTGGCGGGTCAGCCAACCATGCGCGAAGCCTGCCTGCCGTGGGTGAAGGATTGGGTCCGCGCGATCTTCGGAGCGTATGACGCTGACCAGGGGCGCCGGCTGATCAACGAGTTCTTCTTCATGGTCAGCAAGAAGAACATGAAATCGACGGCCGCGGCCGGGATCATGTTGACCGCGCTGGTCTTGAACTGGCGTCCGTCGGCAGAGCTGCTGATCCTGTCGCCGACCAAGGAGATCGCGGACAACAGCTACAAGCCGATCCGCGACATGATCAGGGCGGACGATGACCTGGCTGCGATGCTGAAGGTGCAGGACTACTTTCGCACCATCACGCACCGCGACAACGCGGCAACCCTGAAGGTAGTGGCCGCCGACAGTGACACGGTCTCAGGCAAGAAGGCGTCGTTCGTCTTCGTCGATGAGCTCCACGAGTTCGGCAAGCAGGCCAAGGCGTCGAACATGCTGCTGGAGGCCACCGGTGGGCTGACCTCGCGACCGGATGGTTTCGTGATTTACGCCACCACGCAGTCGGCCGAGCCACCGGCGGGGGTGTTCAAGGACAAGCTGAGCTACGCGCGGAAGGTGCGCGATGGGCTCATCAGGGATTCGCGCTTCCTGCCTGTGATCTACGAGTTCCCGCAGTCCATGCTGGACGCCGGGGCGCACAAGGATCTGGCGAACGCCTACGTGACCAATCCGAACTGGGGCGCGTCGGTGGACATCGCGCGCATCACGCAACTGCACAGCCAGGCGCTGGAGGGTGGGGAGAAGGACTTCAAGGAGTTCCTGGCCAAGCACCTGAATGTCGAGATCGGCATGAACCTGCGCTCAGACCGGTGGGCAGGTGCCGACTTCTGGGTGCCGCGTGCGGAGGTGCCCGGGTTGACGCTCGAGCAACTGCTCGATGAATCCGAAGTGGTGGACATGGGCATCGACGGCGGCGGTCTGGACGACTTGCTCGGTGCTGCGGTGGCTGGCCGACGCAGGAAGGCCGAGGAGTTTGTGATCCCGGAGCATTTCGACGAGGAAGCCAAAGCCGTCGTGCCTGCCAAGACGGTTCTGCGCAAGCGCTGGCTGCTGTGGACCCGCGCATGGGCGCACCCATCGGTCCTGGAGCGCCGCAAGGAGATCGCGCCGCGCCTGCAGGACTTCGCCAAGGATGGCGACCTGATCCTGGTGAATGCGATTGGTGAAGACGTGGCAGGAGTGGCCGAAGTTGCCGCGAAATGCGAGGCGTCCGGCCTGCTGGACAAGATCGGCTGCGATCCAGCCGGGCTGGGCGGCATCCTGGATGCGTTGGTCGAGGCCGATGTGCCCGAAGACAAGGTGATCGGCATCAGCCAGGGCTGGAAGATGACCGGCGCGATCAAGACGACCGAGCGAAAGCTGGCCGAGGGTGCGTTGATTCACGGCGGGCAGCCCCTGATGGCGTGGTCTGTGGGCAATGCGAAGGTCGAGCCGAAGGGCAACGCCATCGTGATCACGAAGCAAGCCTCCGGCACGGCAAAGATCGACCCGCTGATGGCCACGTTCAACGCGGTGACGCTGCTGTCACTCAACCCTGAGGCGCGAGGCAACTCCGTCTACGAAACCCGGGGCATCCGCTTCCTGTAAGGACCGACTGAATGAAGATTCTCGACTTCCTCCGACGTGGTGAGGCGTCGGAGGCGCAGTCGCGTCCTGCGGCTTCGCGCGTCGAGCCGCAAATGGAGGCAGCCGAGCGCTCGCCTCGCGCCCAGGCGACGCCTGGAACGCTGTTCACTGGCCTGGACGATCCAGCTCTGCTCGAGTACATGCGTGGTGGAACCGCTATTGGCCTAGATACGGGCCGTGACCGCAGCCTTCGGAACATGGCGGTGCTGCGCTGCGTGACGCTGATTTCCGAGTCGATCGGCATGCTGCCGCTGAACCTGCAGAGCAGCGACGACAAGAAGCAGGTGCAGAGCGACAACCCGGCGCACCGGCTTCTGAAGTACAAGCCGAACGACTGGCAGACGCCCATAGAGTTCAAGAGCCTCATGCAGCTTCGGGCGTTGCTTGACGGGCAGTCCTTCGCGCGCGCGATCTGGTCGGGCAGCCGACCGATCCGCCTGATCCCGATGGACCGTGGTTCGACCAAGCCGCGCCTGAACAGCGCTTGGCAGATGCAGTACGACTACACGACGCCAGACGGCAACTTGATCACCCTGCCGGCTAAAGAGGTGTTCCACCTGCGCGATCTCTCGCTCGATGGCATCAACGGCATTTCGCGTGTCAAGCTGGGCCGCGATGCCTTGGAGCTGGCCGAACAGGCGGAGCGCGCGGCGTCGCGGACGTTCAAGACCGGTGTCATGGCGGGCGGCGCCATCGAGGTTCCGAAGGAGCTTTCCGAGAACGCCTACAACCGGATGAAGTCGTCGCTCGACACCGACTACGCGGGCGCGGAGAACGCCGGCCGTTGGATGTTGCTGGAGGAGAACGCGAAGGCCAACAAGTTCGCCAGCACGGCATCCGAGTCTCAGCAGATCGAAAACCGGAATCACCAGATCGAGGAGGCCGCGCGCATGTACGGCGTGCCCAGGCCGCTCCTGATGATGGATGACACGAGCTGGGGCAGCGGTATCCAGCAGTTGGCTATTTTCTTCATCCAGTACGGACTCTCGCACTGGTTCGTGTCCTGGGAACAGGCAGCCGCGCGCTGCCTTCTTCCCGATGAGCAGCTTGGCCGCCTGCAATACAAGTTCAACGAGGGCGCATTGCTGCGCGGCACGCTCGCCGACCAGGCTGCCTTCTTCTCCAAGGCGCTCGGCGCCGGTGGCCAGGCGCCCTGGATGTCGCAGAACGAGGTACGTGAACTGTCCGACCTCCCGAAGTCTTCCGACCCGCAAACCGACGCACTGCGCAACCCGATGACCCAGCCGGGCAAGCCGGCATCAAGGAACAACGATGAGCCTCCTGAACCTGCCTGAAATCCGGGCCGACCATCGCTTGGGCGCCGCACAGTTCGACGTTCGTCCCGACGCGCTCGAGCGCTGGCGGCCGGAGGTGCGTGCCGCAACGGAGGGCGATGCCTCGATCTCGATCTATGACGCCATCGGTGAATCGTGGGACGGCCAAGGCTTCACGGCCAAGCGCATGAGCGCGGCACTGCGCAGCATCGGCGCCCGTGACGTGACGGTCAATGTCAACTCGCCCGGCGGCGACTTCTTCGAGGGTGTCGCCATCTACAACATGCTGCGCGAGCACAAGGCCAAGGTCACCGTTCGTGTGATGGGCTTGGCGGCCTCGGCGGCGTCCGTCATCGCGATGGCGGGCGACGAGATCCTGATGGGCGATGGCGCGTTCCTGATGGTTCACAACGCATGGGCCGTCGCCATAGGCAATCGCCACGACATGGCAGACGCCGCAGCGCGGCTGGCGCCGTTCGATGACGCAATGGCCCAGGTCTACGCATCGCGCACTGGCCTCTCGAAGACCGAGACCGCCACGCTGATGGACAAGGAAACCTGGATCGGCGCTGCGCAGGCGGTCGAGGACGGCTTTGCCACGGGCCTGATCGAGCGCTCCGACATCACCCAAGACACCAAGGCGCAGGGCAGCAAGAAAGCCCTCGCGCTGATCGAAGCATCGATGGCGCGTGCCGGGCATTCCCGCACCGCACGCCGCGACGCCTTCAAGTCCCTTTTCACTGGCACGCCGGGCGCTGCCGCTGAAACCGCCATGCCGGGCGCTGGCGAAACCGCAGCACTGCTGCTTTCTCTCACCAACTCCCTCAAGGTCTGAACATGAAACGCACTCTCATCTCTTTGGCGGCTGTCGCCGCTCTTTCCGCCCTGGCTGCCGGCGCCTCCTATGCATCCGCTGTGGATGCCGTAGCCGCCAAGGCGTCGGCAAATCCCGTTCCGCGCGGCCTGATCGCCGTTCGCGCCGACGGCGGTCCTCCGGCCGACATCAAGGCCACTGTCGAAGCCCTGAACAAGGCCTTCGCCACCTTTCGCGACGAGCACACGAAGCAGCTCGAAGAGATCAAGAAGGGCAACGCCGATGCGCTGCAGGCGCTGAAGGTGGAGAACATCAATGCGGACATCGCCCGGCTGCAGAAGGAAGTCGACGATACGAACATCAAGATGGCTGCCGTGCAGATGGGCGCTGGCGCTGGCGGCAAGGCGGTGAAGGACGCCGAATACACCGGTGCGTTCAATGCCCACATGAAAAAGGGCGATGTCAATGCGGCGCTCAACAAGGGCGTGGCCACGGAAGGCGGATACCTGGCGCCGGTCGAGTGGGATCGCACCATCACCGACCGTCTGGTGCTGGTCTCGCCGATGCGCCAGATCGCAACCGTGCAGAAAATCTCTACGGCCGGCTTCTCGAAACTGTTCAATAACCGCGGCACGACCAGCGGCTGGGTTGGTGAGACCGACGCCCGCCCGCAGACCAACACGCCGACGTTCAGCCCGCTGAACTTCGTGCCTGGCGAGATCTACGCCAATCCGGCTGCGACCCAGCAGATGTTGGATGATGCCGAAGTGGATCTCGAAGCCTGGCTCGCTGGCGAAGTCGAGACCGAGTTCGCGTACCAGGAAGGCGTTGCTTTCCTGACCGGCAATGGCACGAACAAGCCGCGAGGCATCCTGACCTACGTCACCGGCGGCGCTGCGGCTGCTGTGCATCCGTGGGGCGCCATCCAGGTGACTAACACCGGTCAGGCCGCTGCAGTGACTTCGGACAGCATCATTGATCTGACGACCGCGCTGCCGAGCGAATACACCGGCGCCGCCCGCTTCATCATGAACCGCAACGCCCAGGGTGTCGTGCGCAAGCTGAAGGACGGCCAGGGCAACTACCTCTGGCAGCCGTCCGCCCAAGCGGGCCAGCCGGCCACCCTGATGGGCTACGGCATTACGGAAATGCCTGGCATGCCGGATGTGGCCGCGAACTCGGTCCCCGTGTTGTTCGGCGACTTCAAGCGTGGTTACCTGATCGTCGACCGCACTGGCGTGCGTGTCCTTCGTGACCCGTACACCAACAAGCCCTACGTGCAGTTCTACACGACCAAGCGCGTGGGCGGCGGTGTGGTGAACCCCGACGTGATCAAGGCGCTGAAGGTCTCGGCGTAAGCAGGAGGACACCATGAAGCTGAACAAACCGTTCAAGGGTGTTCCCGACGGGGAGATCTATCCGGTCGAGTACCAGGCGGGCGATGAATGCCCGCCGGAACTCGAAGCCGGTGCGCGCGAACTCGACGCCTTGGAGCAGGGTGACGACAAGCAACCCAAGACGAAGGGCAAGAGCTGACCATGCCCGCCATCACGCTCGATCAAGCCCGTGCGCACTTGCGCGTCGGTGCAACGTATCCCCAGGAACAGATCGAGCCGTACATGGCGGGCGCGGAAGATCACGCCTCGCAGTATCTGAACCGCGCCGTCTATTCGGATGACGAGGCCATGAGCGCGGCGATTGCCGCACTGCCTGCGGCTCTGATCGCAGCGCGCTCGGCTTACGAAGCGGCGGTCGCTGCGGCAGCGTTGATCGAGAACGCGAGCGACCGCCAGAATGCCCTCGACATCGCGGAGACGCAGTACCGCGCCGTGCGTGACCGCGTTCCACGGGTCTTGAACGGCATGTTGGTGAATCCCAGCATCGTCTCGGCCGTGCTGCTGATCCTGGGGCATCTGTTCGAAAGCCGCGAAGACGTGGTGATCGCCGCGACCGCGGTTGAGCTCCCGCACGGTGCTCGCGCGCTGCTTCGTCCCTACCGCCGGGTGATGATGCCGTGAGAGCCGGCACGCTCAAGGACTGGATCACGATCCAGCAGCCCGGCTCGGTGAAGGATGAACTGGGTCAGCCGATCCCGGGCTGGCCAACACTGGATTCGATGTGGGCGGACATCCGTTTTCCCTCAGGGCTCACGGTGGTTCGGGCCGACGCGCCAGTGAGCATCATCAAGGCAAGCATCCGTATTCGCCGCCGCACCGACGTGCTGCCCACGATGCGGGTGGTGGACGACGAAGGCCGGATCTACGACATCAAGGCCGTGCTGCCCAATAAGCAGAGCCGCCAGTACATCGACCTTGTTTGCGAGACGGGCGCCAACGATGGCTAACGGACGCAATCCGGGAGGCGCGGCCTTCGCCATCGACTTCGACACGAAGGGCGCAGATGCATGGTTCGACGGCATCCTGCAGGCGACGGAGGAGTCCATTCGCCCGGCGGCCCAGGCCGGCGCAGAGGAGTTGTATCTGGAGGCGCGTCTGCGGGTGCCGCAGTCGGCCCAAGGGCACTACTTCTACGGCAAGAACAGCAAGAGCACTGGCGTGCGGTACTACTTCGACCCGGGCAGCCTGCGCAACGCGATCTATCAGGTCTATTCGAAGGACAACAGCGGCAAGCTGCGTGCCACGTACCACATTGCGTGGAATCACCAGAAGGTGCCCTATGGGTTCATGGTCGAGTACGGCACCAGCCGTGCGCCGGCGCACCCTTTCCTGCGGCCGGCATATGCCGCGCGCAAGGAGTTCGCCCTGGAGGTTGCCCGCGCGCACTTGGTCAAGGATGTGAAGAAGGTTCTATGACGGTCGAAGCGGATCTGCACGGCATGCTTGCCGCCCTGGTTGAAGGCCGGGCCTACCCCGATGAGGCGGAGGAGGGCGCTGCCACGCCGTACATCGTTTATCAGCAGGTCGGAGGCACCTCACTGTCATTCGTGGAACGAGCGCTGCCGTCGAAGAAGAACGGCCGCTTTCAGGTGGCCGTATGGAGCACCACCCGCAAAGAGGCTGCCGCCATCGGCCTGCAGATCGAGAACGCGATGCTGCTCACGACCTTGTTCCAGGCCGAACTTCTCGGCGGCCCGACGGCTGTCAAGGACGACGAAACCAATCTGCGCGGCTCGCGCCAAGACTTCGGCATCTGGTCGGATCGATAGTCCGCCCCTCATTTCCAACCCGGCCCGCCTCGAGCGGGCTTTTTTCTGCCCGCTTCGCCGGGACTATTCACTGAAAGGCAATCACCATGAGCGCTTCGCTTCCTAACGGCACGATCTTTTCGATTGCTGCCACCTACGGACCTGCAATCCCGTTCACTGCGCTGACCAACGCGGCGCCCCCGCAAGCCACTGCCACCGCACACGGCCTGACCAACAGCGACATCCTGGAGGTCACCTCCGGCTGGCCGCTGATCAACGACCGTCCTTCGCGTGTGGCCGCCTCTGCGACGAACACCTTCAGTCTCGAAGGATTCGACACCACGGACCTGATCAAGTACCCGCTCGGCGGCGGTCTGGGCTCCGTGCGCAAGGTGCTGACCTGGCAGCAGATCTCGCAGGTGATGCAAAACGCTTCGTCCGGCGGCGAGCAGCAGTCGGTCGAGTGGGTGTACCTCGAAGACGGCATCGAGCGCAGCAAGAACACCTTCAAGAAGGCCAAGGTTCTGACGCTCACGCTGGCCGACGATCCGGCGCAGGGCTGGAACGCCGTGCTGCTGGCCGCCGATCAGGACGGCAAGAACCGCGTCCTGCGCGCGGCGCTGCCCAACGGCGGCTTCCTCTACTACAACGTCAACGTCGGCTTCGACCCCGAGCCGAAGCTGGACGCAAACCAGATCATGACCGTGACTGCAACCTTCCGCAGCCAGGGCCGCTTCATCCGTTACGCGAGCTGAACATGGCAAGACTCACGCTCAACCCCAGCCCGACCTTCAAGGCGAAGGTCGAAATCTGCCGACCGGGCCTCGAACCCGAGCTGATCGAGGTCACGTTCAAGCATCGCACCCGAGACCAACTGGACGAGTTCATCCAGCAGATGAAGGACATGGACATCGAAGACCAGATCATGGCCGTTGCCAGCGGCTGGGAGCTGGTCGATCCGTTCAACATCGACAACGTGAAGCTGCTTGCGCAGAACTACATCACGGCGCCGATGGCGATCCGCGACAAGTACATCGGCGAGCTGATCAAGGCCAAGGAAAAAAACTGATCGAGCTGGCCAGGGCCATCTACACGCCTGACGCGACGCCGAGCGAAGCGGCCGACCTCGGGCTGACGGTGGAGGAAGCCACCCTTGCGGTGGAGTGCTGGCCCGAGCACCAGGTGGCAGTGTCCGTGTTCTCGAAGTTGAGCACCCAGTGGCGCACAGGCTTTGCCGGCGCGACTGGGCTTGACTACGCGGCGCTGCCGACCGTCTTCCGCCTGGCCGGCGTTCCCAGGGCCGACTGGCCTCATCTCTTCGAAGACATCCGCGTCATGGAGCGCGGTGCGCTTCATTTCATGCGTGCGCAGAGTTCGCAGTAGCCGTCTTCGGGCGGCTTTCTTATTTCAGGGGCATCGATGGCAGATCTAGTTGCGCAGATGGTGCTCACGGCCGACGCATCGGGCGTCGAGGCCGGCGTCGGCAGTGCCAAGCGGTCGCTCGCTGACCTTGGCGTGACCGCCGCGAAGGAAGGCAAGAAGGCTGCCGAGGGAGTTGCTGCGATCGGGGAGGGTAGCCAGCAGGCCGCCGCCAAGGTGGACGCCAGCACCAAGAACCTGATCAACTCGATCCAGCGCGCGACCGCGGCGGCCGAGGCCGGGAAGAAGTCGGGCTCCGAGTTCTATACCGCGCTGGCCAACCAACGCGGGGTCAGCACCGACGTGCTCAAACCCTACCTGGCGCAGCTCGACCAGGCGCTTGCGAAGCAGAAGGCCGTACAGCAGGTGCTGGAAGTCACCGCGCCCGCCCTGGATCGCGTCGGAATGTCGGCCAAGGCGACCGCAGCCGCTCTGCGCGGCGTGCCGGCGCAGTTCACCGACATCGTCACCAGCCTGCAGGGCGGACAGGCCCCGCTGACTGTGTTTCTTCAGCAGGGCGGGCAGCTCAAGGACATGTTCGGCGGCGCTGGTCCTGCCGCTCGTGCCCTTGGCGGCTATGTGCTGGGGCTTATCAATCCGTTCACGCTTGCGGCGGCAGCCGCAGGCCTGCTGTTCCTCGCTTTCTACAAGGGAGAGCAGCAGACTGCGGCCTTCAACAAGGCGCTGATCCTTACCGGTAACTACGCCGGCACCACTGCCTCGCAGCTACAGGATCAGGCTGCTCAGGTCTCCAAGATCGGCGGTTCGTATTCAACGGCGGCCGAAGGTTTGGCCAAGCTCGCAGGCAGCGGCAAGATCGCCGCCGGGGCCATGGTCGAGGTCGGATCTGCGGTGTCTGGGATGAATCGACTCATCGGCACTTCGATCGATGAGTCGGTGTCGATGTTCACCAAGCTGGCCGACGAACCGACGAAGGCATCGGAGAAGCTGAACGAATCGATGCACCACCTGACGGCGGCCACGCTCGAACGCATCCGGACGCTGGAAGAGCAGGGGCGCAAGGAAGAGGCGGGCGCACTGGCAGTCTCCAGCGCTGCCAAGGTTACCAATCAACGATTGGCGGAAGTGCAGGATCAGGCGGGCGTGCTTGCGCGTGCCTGGCGGATGATGGGTGAGGATGCCAAGAAGGCTTGGGATCTGATGATGGGAATTGGCCGCCCGAAGACGGCGAGCGAGGCGCTTAGCGACGCCCGTACAGTGCTGTCCGAGCTGCAGGCTCGGGGTCCGATCGGCGGCCCGGTCACGGGCAAGGCCGACTTCGATGTGCAAATGCGCAACGCATCCACCCGCGTGGCGATCGCAGCAGTCCGGGAACTTGAGGAAAAGCTCCGTGGCTATTCCCAGGGAGTGGTGACTCGTGAGGAAACAGCCGCCGTCAACGCCTCGGGAGACATCGCCCGCTGGCAGCAGAAGGCCAAAGGAGTCGATGCGGTCAACCGGGAGCTGAAGAAGTACCGCGACAACCTGGAAGACCTGCGCAAGCGCAATCCGAACGATGCGCTGCTGCGGCCGGAGAACGTCGCGGCCGGCGAGCAGGCCATCCGCAAGGAGTTCGCGGGGCCGAAGGGGGCGAAGGAGAAACCGTATCAGGACGATGCGGCTGCCAAGATGCTGGAAACCTTGCGGCAGACCGAGGCCTCGCTGCAGGCCCAGCTCGAGGGCGAGTCGAAGCTGACCGAGGCGCAGAAGAAGCAGGTCGAGTTCCAGCAACTGATCGCCGACCTCAAGGGCAAGAAAATTCTCACCGCCGAGCAGCAGAGCCTGCTTGCCAACAGGGATGCCATCAGCGCGCAGCTCGAGAAGAATGCGGCCCTGTCGAACCAGATCGAGTTCGAGAAAAAGATCGAAGAGCTCACCAAAAAGTCGGCTGAGAACGCCAAGCAGTTTCGCCAGCAGATGGATGCGGTTTCGGTGTCGGTGGCTTCCGGACAACTGAGCCGCGATGAGCAGTCCGGCCGAAACCTGGATGCTTTTGGACGAGGTGATCGCGCTCGGCAAGAGGTCGACGCTCAGCGGTCAATTCGCTCGGAGTTTCAGCGGTATCTCGATACAGCTACCAGGGACGCGGGCAAGCTCGACATGCTTGGATCTGACGCCTACAAGCTGCAGGTCGAGAAGATCCGCCAGGCACTTGACGACGCGCTGGCCGCGCAGACCGCGTACTTTGATGCACTGAAGTCGAAACGGGCCGACTGGAAGAATGGCGCAACTACCGCGCTGGCGAACTACGTCGATGCGCTGAACAACGTGGCGGCGACGACCGAAAGGGCGTTCACAGATGGCTTCAAGAGCGCCGAGGACGCGCTGGTGCAGTTCGTCACCACCGGCAAGCTCAGCTTCAGTAGTCTGGCGAACTCCATCGTTGCCGACCTCGCGCGCATCGCTATTCAGCAGTCCATCACCGGCCCACTCGCCAAGGGGCTTCTGGGCGCGTTCAATGGAGGCGATTCGCTCGATGGCCTGCTTAAGTCGAACAACGCTTTCGGCACCGGGACAAGCGTGTCCGCTGGATCCGGTAGCGGCGGGCTGCTGAGCGGGTTGTTGGGTGGCATTGGAAAATGGTTCAGCGGCCTTAATTTCTTTGCCGATGGTGGCAATCCACCGGTGGGCCAAGCAAGCATCGTCGGCGAGCGCGGGCCAGAGCTCTTTATCCCGAGCGTGCCCGGGACCATCATCCCGAATCAGGCGATGGCAGCCGCCGGCAGCGGTACGACCGTCTACAACCTCACGGTCGGCGACGTGGCCACAAAGAGCATGGTGATCGAGGCCATGAAGGTCGTGCAGAACCAGCAGGCGGCGCGCTATGAGCGCAGCCGCGGCTACCGGGGAGTGGCGGGATGACCCTGATCGCAGTCCCGAGTACCTTCAAGCCGGATTCGTTCTCGATGCGGCTGTTCACGAACCAGCGCGTGTTTGCGTCTCCCTATGGAGGCAGCGAGCAGGTATCGGACTTCGGGAATGACCGCTGGATGATCTCGCTGACGCTTCCGCGCGATCGGCCCGAGGTTGCAGCTCGGAACGAGGCTTTCGTGAATGCCTTGCGCGGCCAGACGAACACCTGCTTGATGTGGCACATGAAGCAGCGGATTCCGATGGGGACCATGCGAGGCACGCCGACTGCGCAGGCCGCCGCTGCGGGTACTCAGGCGCTGGTGATCAATACGACACCCGGAGCGACGCTCCTGGCGGGGGACATGATCGGCGCGGCGGGCCTGTTGCTGCAGGTCGCATCTGACGCTGTGGCCGACGGCTCCGGCGTGTTGGCGGTCGTGTTGGCCAACAAGTTGCGCGCGCCTGTGGTCAATGGCTCTGCGGTGACGTGGGACCGGCCGACGGCTCCATTCCGCAAGGTTTCGAACGCCTCCTTCCAGTTCTTCTTCGGCTATTCCGAAGGGGTGTCTCTCGATTTTGTAGAGGCGATCGCGTGAGGTCGGTTTCGCCTTCGTTCGCTGCAGCGCTGGCCGGCCAGGCGCCGCAAGTGGCGCAGCTGGTCGCCATGTACTTTCCCTCTGGACCGGTCGCGCTGAACTCGATGAATAGGCCGCTGGACTTCGGCGGGGTTACGTACCGGGGGGCGGCCGGCCTCGGCGAGATCAACCAGATCGAGAACTCGACCGGCACCGAGATAAAGGGGCTGCAGCTGACTATGTCGGGCCTGGCGGCCGAGATGATGGCGCTGGCCCTGGCCGATGCCACCGTGGTGCAAGGCGTGCGACTCGTGATCAGACTGGCGCTGACCGGCAGCGACGGCTTCATCATCGACGCCCCGGTCGATTGGGATGGCTACCTCGACACGATGTCGATCGATGCCGATGGCGAGACCTGCACTATCTCCGTGACCGCTGAAAGCTCGGCGGTCGACCTCCTGCGCGGCAACTCGATGACCACCAGCAATGCCGATCAGCAGGCGCTGTACCCGGGTGACCGGGCCCTCGAATACATCGTCTCGCAGAGTGGCGTTCCCGTCGTCTGGCCGACGAAGCAGTACTACATAGATAGCAGATGAGACTTCCAGACTGGCAATTGCGCCTCGCTGAGTTCGGCCAGGCGCGCGCGAGCATGCCCTTTGCGTGGGCCTCAAACGACTGCTGCACATTCGCCGCAGACGCGGTGAAGGCCATCACTGGCGAGGACCTGCGCGACGCCTTTCCCGCATACGGGGGAGCGATCGCTGCGGCAAGAGCAATCGAGGAGGGTGGTGGACTGCAGCGCCTTGCCTCCCAGTTTCTCGGTGTTCCAGTCGGCCCGAAGATGGCCGCCGTCGGCGACGTGGTGCTGGTCCTCAACGCCGATCGCGAAATGCTGGCGATCTGCAATGGCACGAGCGCGCTTGCGCCCGGAGAGTGCGGCATGGTCTTGGTCAGCATGGAAGCCGCGCTGGCGGCCTGGAGGATCTAATGCCACAGGCTGTCGCCTATGTGCTCGCCGGTATTTTCACCGGCGGCGCCATCACCGCAGGCATCGTGGCCGCTTCCTGGGCCATCACGCTTGTGGGCAGCTTCGCGCTGAGCAGCTACCAGAAGCGAAAGGCGGAGCGCGCAGCGAAAGCCCAGTTTGACGCCGCCCAGGTTGATCGGCTGATCAACCTGCAAGGCACCGTCGTGCAGCGCACCATGGTGCTTGGCCGAGCGCGAGTAGGGGGACATTGCTTCTTCAAGACCAGCGTCGGCGCTTACAAGGAACTCTTCATCATGTGCGTGGCCTTGGCCGAGCACGAGATCGACGGCGTCGAGCAAATCTACCTGAACGACCAGCCTGTAGACATAAATGATCAGGGGCAGGTCACCACGGCACCCTACGGGCGAGCAGCGACTATCAGCGCGGAGAAGACCTCGTTTTCTACGACGATCGTTCTGGACTTTGATCCGATTCCCGGCACCGTGTCAACGGTCGAAAAGCCTTTGGGGCTGATCGGGCAGCATGAGGTTCAGTGCAGCGTTGACGGTCGAACGGTGACCATCATCAATCCGCTGCCCGGTTGGTACTTCACGGTCTACTATCAGTATTCCGGATTCAACTCTTTTGTGAACATCCGTTGGCACCTGGGCTCCCCAGACCAAACGGCCGACGGCGGAATGACAGCCATGCTGCCGGGTACTTGGACCTGGGACCACCGCGCCCGGGGTGTTGCGTATCTGGTTTGCCAGTTCGCTTACAACGACGGTGCGTTGCCATCGGGCATCCCGACCGTGACCGCTCGAATCCGCGGTGCCAAGATCTACGATCCACGCGACGGCGTCACGAGGTTCACCGAGAACCCGGCGCTGATGATGCGGCACGTCATGCTGCACCCGCGCTTCGGCAAGCGCACGAGCATGCGCGCGAGTGAGGACGCCCGCATCATCGCCGCCGCAAACGCTTGCGACACCGGCATCAGCTACACCGGCTCGGACTGGGTTCCCACGTTCCGGTCGGCCGGGGTCTACCTTGAGGGATCGCCGGCCGCGGATGTGCTCGATGATCTGGCGCAGGCGATGGCCGGCAAGTGGGCGTATGCTGCTGGCGAACTCTTCATTCGTGCTGGCGTGTACCAAGCGCCAGTGATGAGCCTGAGCGAAACCGACCTGGCCGTGGTTCAGACCTCGGCCGACGGCTCGGTATCGCAGAGCAGCATCTCGATCAGCCCGCACCTTCCGCGCAACGAGAAGGTGAACACGGTTGCGATTCGGATCTGGGATCAGGCCGCCAACTACATCGAGACGCCTATCCAGCCTTTCCGGGCAGACGCGCTGGTGGCTGCCGACGGCGCCGAGCTTTCGCAGGAGGTGAACATGCCCGGCGTGTTCTACGCGCCGCAGGCGTATCACATCGCTGGCATTCTGCTTCGTGACAGCCGCGATCCGCTGCGTGTCACGCTGACATTCAAGCTGCGGGCGTGGCCTCTGGAGATCTTCGACACGGTGCGCTTGACCTTGGCGCAGTTCGGGTGGGTCAACAAGGAGTTCATCATCGAGAACTGGCGGTTCTCGCCCCAGAGCGGCGTGGTCTTGTCAATGAAAGAGACCACCGCGGCCATCTTCCAGTACGGCGCCGGCTTGCTGCCCGGCGGCTACGCGCCCAACACGGGGCTACCCAAGCCCTGGGACATCCATCCGCCGACGATACTGTCGGTGGACAGCGGAGAAGGCCAGCTCATCGTGCAGAGCGACGGCACGATCCTGAACAGCGTGCTGGTGACCTGGGCGCCGATTCAGGATGCGTCGATCATCAACGGTGGCACGGTGGAGGTTCGCTTCCGAGTCTTGCCGGATGGCCAATGGCGCAGCGTCACGGTGCCGGGAGACGCCACCGAGGCACGGCTGACGGGCGTGAACGACCTCGATGTGATCCTGATCATTGCGCGCACCTCCAACACCATCGCGGCGAGCGACTGGAGCGGGCAGATCATGCACACGGTGATCGGCAAGACGGAGCCGCCGCCCAACATCGAGAACCTGACGATCTCGGGCAGCGTGCTGTCTTGGACGATGCCGCGGCGCGTGCCCGATCTGGCCGGCTTCGTGTTCCGTTTTCACTACGGCAACAGCCTCGACTGGAACAGTGCTGCGCCTTTGCACAACGGCCTGATCACGGAGAGTCCCTACGACCTGGTGACGCGCCCCGGCGGCGTGGTCACGATCATGGGCAAGGCCCAGGACACCAGCGGCAACCAGTCGCAGGCAACGGCAAACATCGTGATGAACCTGGGCGACCCGCCGATCGCCAACGTACTCGAGCAGTGGGACTTCGATGCGATGGGCTGGCCCTACGTCGCCAGCGAGTCGAGCGGCTGGACCCTCATTGGCGGCGACCCGACCGCCAACGCGCTCGATTCGTTCTATGGCACCGATGACCAGAGCTTCTACAAGGGCGATACCGAACCCTTCTATGGCTTGGGAAACTACGAGCAGGTCGTCTATGTCACGCCCGAGATCTCTGTGAACTCGGCGTTGGCCGGGTCGATCATGACGGTGGAGGCGCTGACGCAGGGTATCGACCTGCGAATCGAATACCGCCTGACCGGTCCCGCATCGTTCTACGGCCCGGACACCGCCTCGTTCTACGGCGCCGACAGCACGCCGTTCTACAGCCCGCCCGGTGCCTGGATGCCGTGGCCTGGCCAACTCGTTGCCGCGAACGATGCCTATCAGTTCCGAGTGACTCTCGGCGCGGGTACAGCGCGCGGCATCCTTCAGGGGCTGGTGGTGACCATCGACGCACCCGACATGCAGGAAGTGCTGTCCGATGTGCCAGTCGCGGCGGCCGGCACTGTCATCCCCTACGCGGAGCATTTCACCAGCATCAAGGCGATCATCGCGACGCTGCAGGCCAATGGCAGCGGTGCGGAGACGGTACGCATCGACAAGAGCAACTCGATGGCTCCGGTGATCCGGGCCTACAACGGAGCGAACACCGCTGTGTCTGGCGCTACCGCAGACATCGTGATCCAAGGCTACTGAGCCATTCTTTTCAGTTCAACCAGCCCGCCGCGTGCGGGCTTTTTTTCGTCCCAGAAAGGACCGTCATGGCAGCACCACCTAGCAGAACCGAACTCGTCGATGTCTACCCGAACCCGTCAACTGGAGTCTTCAAGGGCGGCATCGGCAAGCTCTACGACTTCTTGATCGGGCTGCTGGGAAATACCGGCAACGCCGCCGAGGCACGCACTGCGCTTGGAGTGCCGGCGGCCAACGACGCGGCGCTGACGGGCAACCCTACCGCGACCACTCAGGCCAACACTGACAACAGCACGCGAATTGCCACGACCGCATGGGTGCGCAGCGCGATGGCGACCATCGCCAGCGCGGCAGGGTTTTCGGCGAGCTTCGGCGCAACCTTCTACGTCAAGTTTCCATCGTGGCTCGGTGGCCTGGTGATTCAGGGTGGCACTTCCGTGGTGACGACTGACGGAAGCGGCAACGTTGGGGTCATCTTCCCGCTGACCTACCCGACTGCCGAGCGCGTTACCTTGGCGGTCTCGGGTGACAGCTCATCGATTTCCGGTGCGCTGCTGCTCAGCATGTATCGGACAGGCTGGCCCACCGTCAACGGCTTCGCGGTCCACGCCGCCAACTCGACGAACGCTGTGCCGTCTGCAGCGTTGGGCATCCGCGTCAACTGGGTCTCTCTGGGGAACTGAAATGGCAAAGCAATGGAAATTTTCTCCATCGAGGCTCGGCTGGTATCTAGGTGGGGTGGCATACCAGAACGTCCCCGACGACTTGGTCGATGTGCCTGCGAAGACGTGGGCAGCCCTTCAAGGAAAGTCGATTGAAGTCGGACCCGACGGCATGCCGCGCGAGAGGGTGGCGCCGCCGCCTACCTTTGACGAGCGCAAGGCAGCGCTGCTGGCCGCCGTCGATGCGCACCTGAACGCTGCGGCGAAGGCCAAGGGCTACGACAGCATCATGAACGCGGCGTTGCGGGCCGCACTGCCTAACAGCCCCTTTCATGCTGACGGCGTGGCATTCGGCACCTGGATGGATCAGGTGTATGCGAAGTGCTACGAAGTGCTGGCACAGGTTCAGGGCGGTGAGATTGAGGAGCCTGCGAAGGACGTGCTACTCCGCATGTTGCCGCTGTTGGAGCTGCCGGAGTAGGCCTACACGATGAATCATCAACCGCTGGCCGTACAGATCGCTATCGCAGTGTTCCATAGGAGTATGAGGTGTCAGACCTCTGATTGTGGTGGGCTTGGCCAGCGACACATTCACGACGAGCCCTGAACATGCAACGAGGCTGACTGAACCGTCAGGACTACCGTGTCTTCCATAACATTCGAGCGTGCACGACGCACAATCAAAACGGCCGTCAAGATGGCGTTGCCGTATGGGGTGGTTAGAGCAATCCAAGTCTCGCGTGAGCGCGAGCGGTTTACAGCGGCGATTGAACGATTGACCGCCGATGTAGAACGCTTGAACGGTACTGTTGAAGCGGTCGAGGCTGACCGGATACAGCAACGAGAGTCCGCGCGATCTAGATCCGAAGTTGCCGCCGCAGAAGAGGCTACGCGATTGACAATCGAACGCGAAGCTTTCAAGCGCAACGAGATCGTTGTGGATGGTCGGCGCATCTATTCAAGGGTAGAAGCGCCGCTGATCGACTTCCAGATCGATGGTCATGACAATACTATCTTGGTAGCTCACCCAGCTGGTCCTGGAACTCTTCACGTTGTCACTCAAGCAGGAACAGTTGGCTGTCGATTGGAGTTTGGCTCGTCCAATCGAGTCATCGCGAACGTTTTCGTGAGCTTCTTCATGAGTGGTGGGAGGTACGCCCATCGGTCGATTGTCAGCATTGGCAACGGTAACCTGTTTAACGGCAACGTACATATCCTGGCTGGCATCTCTCCTTCAACGCTGGTCAGGGTTGGGGACGAGAACCTGTTTGCTGACAACATCCAGATTGTGGGCGCCGTTGAGCATCTCACCTACAACACAGCGACGAAGGCCCGAGAGAGCATTGAGCGCGGAATCAGGATCAATGACCGCGTATGGGTATGCAAGGACGCTTTGATTCAAAACAAGTCGGAAATCGCCTCTGACAACGTTGTTGCCGCGCGATCGATCACCAATAGGGCGTTCAATGAGAGCCATACCCTCATCGCAGGCGCGCCAGCGAAGGTCGCGAAACGCGGCGTCATGTGGCATCTAAACACGACCGATGATTACTTGACCGGCGCTGGCCCCTTGGACAACGCTGCTGCCTGATAAGCCGTCCCACACACCAACACAACCCGCTTCGGCGGGTTTTTTTATGCCAGAAAGGAATGCGTAGATGGAAAAGGAAGCACTCGAGGCAGCAGCGGCGGCTGTAGCCTCCAAGACGACGTATGGCGGCGCTGCTGCCTCATTCCTCGGCTGGCTTATGTCCAGCGAGTTCACCATCGTCGTTGGTCTGGTCGTGGCGGTGGGTGGCTTCGCTGTGAACTGGTACTACAAGGCTAAGGCGAACCGACGTGCAGAAGAGCTGTTCAAGGCGCGCATGGAGCGCATCAAGGCTGGGTATCGCTCGGACACCGACTTCGCCGCGCTCGGGGAGGACGACTAATGGCCGGGCCGAATCGCAACGTCGTCGCCACCCTCGTCGTGGCCGGCGCGACCCTGGTGGCCAGCAGCCCGTTCCTCATGGGTTTCCTGCAGAAGTGGGAAAGCGGTAAGGCCCGCGTGCTTGAGGTCTACGCCGACGAGTTGGCTGGCGGCTTGCCGACCGTCTGCAACGGCCTCACGCGGCATGTCACACGCACGCCGATCATCGTGGGCGAGCGCTGGACCGACGAGAAATGCGCGGCCGAGGAGAAGGCTGCCGTGGGCCGCATGCAACTGAGCCTGGCGCCGTGCTTCAAGCGTGCACCCAACCAGATGGTCTGGGACATGGCCAGCAGCCACGCCTGGAACCTCGGTCCGGCCGCAACATGCGGCAGCGGAGCGATGGCGGCGTGGAACCGCGGGCAGTGGGCGCTGGGTTGCCAGCGCATCGCGCGTGGCGATGACGGCACGCTCGTGTGGTCGTACACCTGCAAGACGGTGGCCGGCCGGCGGCAATGCACCTTCGTGCAGGGCTTGGCCAACCGCCGGGCCGATGAGGCCGCGACGTGCGGCGGGGCGCTGTGATGTTGCTCGATCTCAAAACGTCGTTGCTCTGGGGGCTGGGCCTAGGCCTAGTGGCGGCGCTGGCTGCGGCTGGGATGGAGCGTACGCGCGCGGCCGGCGCCCAAGCCGACCTGGCTGCCGAGCAGCGCGACCGCGCGAAAGAAAACACAGACCGCGCGCTGGCCGTGCTGGCGGACCTGCAGCGCACCGTC